TTTTGTGTTAGTGAATTATAACAAATCCTGGAGGATTTGTCGAAAAACTTACGCCTCCTCCAGAACTTTCTCTTCCTGCAGCTCACGAAGGTTCATCTTCCCGAACTTCTCCGCCATCGCATACTTTGACATCCCGATGGCCTTGGCGATGGTATCCAGGCTATGGCCCTCCAGAAGCATCTCCACAACCTGGCGCTTTACCTTACCAAACCGCTTGGAGTCTTTCAGCATCTCCGCCTTCTGGAAAGGATTGAAGCCCCCTGCAGTTTCGGTAGATGCCGTTTCAAGGATGCTGAAGCCCTCATCCTCATCTGACCGATACTCGCACTCATTCATCACGTTCTGGATGCCGCTACCGAAGATCTTGGTGGTCTGTGAATACACGTAGGCATTCCACATCTCCCGAGTAAACTCGGTCTTACCATCCAGCCCCCACAGCTCGTTGAACTCGTCATCCGGAGTCTTACCGGCCTTCTTGAGAGAGGCAAAAGTTTCACCACGTGCCCGGAGGTCATTCTTCGTTTTCACGTTCATCTGGAAAACCGGATGATTGGAATCGAGCACCCGATACATGTGCCAGTTGAGCATGTTGGTTGCATGGGTGTTGAACGCAGCCTTCTCCGGAACCCAAGACTCCCAAGCCCGCATGATGGCGATATCGGCCTCAGCGATCATGTCATCGAAGTCGAGCGCCGGAGTCACAAACTGCTTGAACTTGGCGAGAGCCTTCCACTTGCTCCCTTCCACCTGGGTCTGAGCCATTTCATAGGTCAGACCATTGATCACTTTCGGCTGGATTCTCATTGTCAGGGTTCCTTCACCATGCTGTTAGAGTTGCATTCATTGATGGATTCATTGTAACATATCCGGCAGTTGGTGTCAAGGAAAAAATGTGCCCCTCTGGCATTTTTTTACATCGCGTTCTGATAGTATTTGACGATGCCCAGCCCCCAGAGAATACTAGAATGAATGTTTTTGTACTTTGGTATGATGTCATCAGCACACAAAAACATCATGTCATCCGATTCCATGCATCCCTCTTGATCTTCTTTACCGGTCCAACCGAACCAGTTCCAGTCAAGCAGACTGTCCTCGCCTTTTGTTTCGTATGTGCAAATAAGAATGCCGTTAAAATGGATTGTATGATCAACCCTTGATACTTGTGTGATGGTATATTCGCGGTCCTTGAACACCAAGATGAACGCTGGTTTTTTCATTTTTTTATCGTTTCTGTTTGGAAACCCGGAACTTCAATTCCTCGATGGCTTTCAAGAAATCTTGTGGGTGTTTCTCGATGTCGCTGATGGGAAGTTTTCCGCCACTGATTTCGATCCAGTCGGCGTATATGTCAATGAGTTTCGCTTCGATGGCTCTTACGTGTTCGTTTTGTCCGTAAGCCTCTGAGATTTGATGTGCTAGAGATAGGGTGAGAATTACAGCTACCACACCAGAATATGCTGTTTCGATGGTGTAGTCCGTTTGTTCCAAAATTTCATGAAGTGACATTTTGTGAGTGTCAATGAGATCAAAAATTTTAATGCTTGAATCAATTTTATTCATATTCGTTGCAGTCGTCACTGTTTAGATGGCCTCGCTTTTTGTTATTTATTTTACATAATTTTTTAGAAAAAAGAGAAGGCAGTGTGCTATTACGCCAAAGGGAAGGTCGTCCTTACCGTTTCGGGGGTGACTCGCTACTTTACCAAGACCTACACCACGGCGTTCGGTGATACTTTCTTGCATCACTATAGGGGGTTTTGGCTGAGCAGTATTGATTCAATGCTCCGAATCAAATCGATACCATTCCCGTCAACATCAGCGCTAATCAACGTCGTAGGATTAAATTGATTAGCAAGCGGTACCATGTCTCACTTGGATGGGGGACAGTTTTGCACAAAGTGATTGCACAAAGTGATCCCATCTCACCGTACTTCCCCAAAAGCCAGTGGCCTTTGTCCCACTCTTTAAAGGATGGCTGCTTCTAAGCCAACCTCCTGCACTTCTCACAAAAATTTCATTTTCCGACCTTGCCCCCATCCTTCTGCTTCCCACTGTGGAAAATCTTCCTTTTTTATCTTTTTACTTACTTTCTCTGTTAAAGAATAAATCCACATTGTGCCGAATTGATTGTTGCCTTCTCCCGTTTGATGTATCGAATTAGTCCTACCAATTTTTCTTTTTGTTTCTTCAGTATGCTTTTTACCCTTGAAGGATTTAGAACAAGCATCTCTGAATTTTAGATCAAAATCTGAATCTGTTTTTCTTCTTTGGTGCATTTTTCTGAATGCTTCACTTCCCAATTTTTTTCTTTCTAAATACCATTCTTCGTTGCCTGTTACATTTGTAAATTTTTGTTTATATCCATTATTGGCTTTTATATTATTGTTATTACTATTATTTAAACCATTTTTATTGATATAATCAAAACCACCTTCTCCACCAGGTTTGATATTGTAAGTATCACTTCTTTCAACAAATTCTTGGTTTACAAGAATTGATTCCATCTCAAACATTGTTTCTGGATTATCAAAAACTTCTAAAATCTCTTTTTCAAAATTTTCGATTCCGTACTTGTTTTGAGCACTTTTCAAATATTTACCTGATCCCATGTACCCATCATCTAACTTAGATGTTTTGTGGGCACCAATGTAAATCTTTCCATCAATCCTGTTTGTTATTTTATAAATCAAATATATCATTTGTTCAATACTCCTATACTCTGTATACTTATTTATACGAGTATTGAACTTTTTTTACCATTATTTGATAGTTTTAGCTCATTTATTTCTAAATGATTACCACCTAGTGCCACGGGGAGGCAACTATCTTACTAGGTGCGACCACAATCGGGGTTGAACCGACACCTTCTTCCTTGACAGGGAAGCACTCTACCGATTAAGTTATGTGGCCGTATACATCAATTTTGGCGTCGCCAGAGGGAGTTGAACCCTCCTTTCCGGCTTGAAAGGCCAGCGATCTTTCCGATAATCTATGGCGACATATTTACAAAGTGAACAGAGTTGCTTTGTGGGAGGGACATCGATACCCTCACTCCAATGGCTCTTCCAGTTAAGCTACCATCCCCGAAGGAATGAGAAGGATTCGAACCTTCATCTCTATGGTGTCCTGCTTAAACGACCACAATCTGTTCAAATTTTCAGTATGGATACATTCTACCACACCGGTTCCTGATTGTCAACAAAAAAATTGCCCCGCCTGCATTTTTTTTAAAATTTCATTTTACGACCTTGCAACCATCCTTCTGCTTCCCATTGTGGAAAATCTTCCTTTCTTATTCTTTTACTTATTTTTTCTGTTAAAGAATGAATCCACATCGTTCCAAATTGAGAATTTCCTTCACCCTGTTGGTGTTTTGAATTGGCTTCTCCAATTTTTTGTTTTGCTTCATCTGAATGTTTTTTACCTTTGAAGGCTCTTGTACGAATATCAATATAGTGTTTTTCAAACTCAGGATCTATTTTTCTTTTTTCTCTAATGGAAGCAGTTCTTTTACTAATTGCTTTTTTACTTCCGAATTTTCTTTTTTCTTGACTCAATGCTTTATTTAATCTTTCACCTTGACCACCTAATGAATTTATGTAATCAAAACCACCTTCTCCACCAGGTTTAATATTGTAAGTATCACTTCTTTCAACAAATTCTTGGTTTACAAGAATTGATTCCATCTCAAACATTGTTTCTGGATTATCAAAAACTTCTAAAATCTCTTTTTCAAAATTTTCGATTCCGTACTTATCTTGAGCACTTATCAAATACTTTCCTGATCCCATGTACCCGTCATCTAACTTAGATGTTTTGTGGGCACCAATGTAAATCTTTCCATCAAGTTTGTTTGTTATTTTGTAAATTGTGTAGTACATATAGAAATCCTTGTTCTTTTCTATATGTATTTATACACTTTTCACAAAAAGCTCGATATTTTAAGTATCGAATTATCACTTTTTTGACAATTTTTAGCTTCACCGAACTGCATCGGCTATTGATGGGTATCGCCACGTAAAGGCAATTGTCATTTGATACCCGTGGAGAAGAAGGGAATCGAACCCTCGACCTTCTGCTTGCAAAGCAGATGCTCTCCCAATTGAGCTACTTCCCCGAATTTCTATGGTAGACTTGACTGGTTTCGAACCAATTACCTCTCGCTTATCAGGCAAGTGCTCTCCCAATTGAGCTACAAGTCTGCAAATTCAAATGGTGGAGAGTGATGGAGTCGAACCACCCGAGCTTTTAAGGGCACCTGTTTTACAGACAGTTCCGCTACCCCTACGGTCTAACTCTCCATTTTAACTAATTTGGTGGATCACGAAGGGAATCGAACCCTTGACATCCTACTTGCGAAGCAGGCGCTCTCCCAACTGAGCTACGGACCCACAATAAATTTGGTGGATGATGATGGAGTCGAACCACCCGAGCTTGTAAGGCAACTGTTTTACAGACAGTCCCGCTGCCCCTACGGTTTAACCATCCACATATTGGTGCTGCTTGATGCTTTCTGTTTCAATCTTCACTATGACTACATCTTACCACACTGTTTCCTGCTTGTCAACTCTTTTTTTGCCCTATCTGCATTTTTTTTTGATCAGAATTATGGGAGGGACTCGAACCCATCACTTCATGCGCTTTCCCTTTAAGCTACTAAGGGGGACTCGAACCCCCATTCTCACAAGCCGGCGCCCCGGCGCGTTCTCCCGTTAAACTACCACAATTCTGTTCATCTCTTCAATTGGTGTATTCTATCAAAACTGGTCCGACTTGTCAAGAACTTTTTTGCTTCTTTTTACTTTTTTTTGCCATCCACTTCTGGAAAAATTTGTCCAGGTACATCCCGCCATCGTCGTTGTCCATCTCCACCCAGCCAGTCATGATGTCAACGGGGGCCTTGTCCTTGAGTTCATCAACGTCTCGTATGTCAACTCGCTGATCTCTGACTTCGATCCGGACATCACACAGACCAAAGGATTGTTTCCAAAATTTTTCATCACTCCAGAACTGCTTGAAAAGTTTGCCATTGGTGTCGGCCATTATGCTGTTCCTTTCGGGTGATGTTGGGAAGGAACTCCCCTCCCAATCAATGACACAATTATACTACACTGGCTTCTGCTTGTCAAGTCTTTTTTTGCGGGATTTGAATTTTTTTTCAGCCCATCTGGAATTTGTTGGCCTTCATCAAAGCCTTGAACTCTTCCATCCGATCAGTGTCAACCGTGACCGTAACGACAGTCGTCGTCTGCAACTTCTTCCACTTGTTGAAAAAGGCCGTCAACGACATGCCCTTGAAAGTCTCATCCTCGTCAGACGTGACATACCCTTCCTTGATGACGACCACAGCCGTATCAGCAACCTGATCATAGTCAACGTCTCCGTCGTCTGAACCGTCGAACTCAATCAACGTTTCATCCATGTACTTGTCTCCCCAGAACGCATTGTCCTTCTGGAAAGCCTTCCACGTTTTTCCGTTCGTCTTGACAGCCATGGTCGTTCTCCTTGCGTAGTCTATTAATTGGGGCGGTAGATGGCGTTCAGAGTGCGCCACGTCAAATCTGTGACACTCCGGCCCGTTGCCATAACAGCGCCGTTAAACACGTTGGTAGCCTGCCAGTTGCCCCGTCCAACATTCTCCAGATTGGCGATGCTGTGCCACATCGGGATTGTCAGAACCCCATCAGAAGGGGCGGTAGACAGCTCAAGACGACCATCTCTCAGCTTGCGAGTCTTGGTCGCAATCCGGAGATCAGCACACGTCAAAGCCAACAGTGCTCGCTGTTCTTCAACTCCACCATTATGAGGCCTAGAAGTGCCGAGCATCGCTAACTCTCCTTTCTGTTGGTGTCCGTTTCAATGTGATGATTATAGCAAAACGGACACCAACTGTCAAGTAAAAAAATACGGGTCTGGCAATTTTTTAAACCTATCCTTTCACAGCCGGAACATCAAATGTTCCATTGAATCCACATTTGCATGGCAGGGAACGCTCGGTCTGGCCGGAAACATTGGTCCACAAATCATGCCATGTAATAGCACATTTATCTGTCGTTCTAGTACTATAACCAATCCATTCACCTTCCTGGAACCACGTGCACTCGTCCCTACCACAATGCCCACTCGGAGCAACTTTAACGTCCTTCATGAATGGACCTGGTTTGATTTCCTGTTTCATGGTGATTCTCTTTTCTGAATGATTTGGCAGTGATTGCTCACATGATGGGAATGATTGTAGCAATTCCCATCATGTTTGTCAAGGTAAAAAATGCTTGTCTGGCAATTTTTTTAGACAGCCCGAATCGTGACTCGGGTGTGGTCAGTCTCGTACATTGCCATCTCATCTGACGCCTGCTTGAGCATCCCTTTGGCTTTCTTCAGCATCGGCCTCGACCCTATGAAGACATCTAACGCCCCTATGGGCGTCCCTGAGACGACTTCTCCAGTGTACATGGCCTTGTTAAGGGTCATGGAGTACTGCTCGACAGAGAAGATTCTACCCTTCCCCTGGCGGGAGTGTGCCTGCCACGATACTCTGGTATCTTCCAGTCTCTTGATCCGCTGGTCAGCCAGCTCCCAGTCGATCTGGTGCTCGTTCAGTGCCTCTTGTGGTAGAAAGGTAGCGATAGCGTTGAGCGACGTGTTGTAGACGACTGGAATCCATTTACCCTCCAATCTGATGGCCAGATGGCGGCGGGTGTTGGATTCAGTTTTCAGGAACAAGGCATCTTTGTTTTTGATCTTGCTTTGCAGGAAGTCGTATATCTGTTGGGTGAGGACGATGCCATATCGCTCCAGCAATCTCTTTTTGGCGTGGTTGAATAGGGACTCCCGAGTTTTTGGTAACGGTTTGCACATGCCAGTCTCCTTTTTGTTTTCGTTTTGTGGAAACTTTTTCAATGTGACACAGTATACCATACCTGTTGGTGGGTGTCAATAGAAAAAATGCATAAGGGCAAAAAAATCCCCACCGGCCGGAAAATTGACAGGTGGGGCAAAGCACAGACAGTATCACAGGGACATCAACTGCTTACCGTAATTGGTCAGCAGGTACTTCTCACACAGTCACTGGGCGCCGGACAATATCGTCCCTTGATTCCACAGTGACGCCCTTCAACGCATCCAATTCTGCGATGAGAGTCTTTACGCCATACCGAATCCGGTTCTTCATCCACGACAGATACTTCTCATTGTCGGGATCAATGGGCACAATCTTCGCCCGGCGCAGTGAACTCATAGAGCGGTTGATGTTATAGGCATCTTGGTTGCCGAAGTAATTTTCGGCCTTTTCGTAGATCTTGTTTTGAAATGGAACGTACCCTAATTCGCGTTCAAAGATTCGCAACAGCGCCTCCAGGATATAGACTTCAAGATCCTGGACTAATTGGGCGACAGCATCCTCTTTGGTAAAATCCGCATTCACACAGAACGTATACGACAGAAGATTCAACTTTTGCTGCAACGCTTCAGCCGACAGTTCACTTACAACAGTGCTAATTACGATGGGGGTCATTGGTTTTTTCCTTTATATTAAGCGTGGTTGGTCCAGGTGTAGTTTTCATCCTCATACGCTAGCGCATCTTCATCATCAAAGAGCAACTCATTGACCAGGGACAACGGTATTTCTGCTCCATTGATAGCGATCTTGATCGAGTAATCCGCCAGAAAAATGTCTTCACGATTCTGATACCATCTACCCATTTGTACTTCAGAAGCGACACAGCCATTTCGATCAACATTCGCAGCGACGGTGATAAACATGTTATCTTCGTCAATGTTCAGTGCTTCCTCAAGCATATCACGAATCATCGCTGAGTCACAGGGAAGACCGATGACTTTCTCCACGTACTCTTTGATACCAGCTCGGAGTTCGATATCAAGGTTGTCACGGATGGCAATTCGTTGTTTGGTTTCCAATTCGGCGGAACTCACATACTTTCCTTGGCCGCGCACAGGATCATCTTCAAAGGTTTCACTGGTGGCCGAAATTGCAATGTTGAACCGATCGAGAATCAATTCCTCGATGTCTTCAAGGACCGTAGGTCTGGATCGCCGAATCTGAACTGATGACATTTAGGGCCTCCCATCTTTGGTTGTCAGTGAATTACTTTCAATACTTCATTATATCACAAATTTTGAAAAAATCTGTGAAAAAATTACATCAACGGAATGTCTATTCCATTTTTTCGAATTTGAACCGAGCTTGTGCAGTGTCTTGTTCTTGCTGAATAAATTCTGAGGAGCTTTGTGGATACACTTTGCTGAACGGATAGATGCCGAACACATTATAGTAGTTGTGAAAATTTTCATGCACGAACATGTTGATTTCAAAAAATATTGCTGACAGGGTTGTTACGTTGAGTTTGTTTGCTCTCTTCATTTCTGAATTAAGCACGAAACGAAGGAGGATGCGGTTAAGCCATTTCATAAGTTGTTACCATTCTACTGTTAAAGGTTACACTTACTTATTATACCAAAAAAATTGAAAATGGTCAAAAATATTATGGCGCACCCGGAGGGATTCGAACTCCCGACCGACTGTTCAACAAATTGCTAAAAAATGTAAAATAAGTATAAATAGTAATATTAAGGGTAATTCTCAAATCTCGAACATTTGAGAAGGCCACCGAAAGGAATGAAGGTGGTTGTCCCCTTACTAAATATTATACAGAAAGGAATGAAAAATGCACTATATAATTTACAAGATAACTAACAAAATAAATGGAAAAATCTACATTGGTCAACATATGACTAATGATCTAAATGATGATTACATGGGTTCTGGTATTGTATTAAGAAAAGAGCAAAAATATCAAGGTATTGAAAATTTTGAAAAGAAAATTCTTTATGTTTATGAGACATTTATCGAAATGGATCAAAAAGAAAGAGAACTTGTGACTATGGATTTCATCAAACGTAATGATACGTATAATATGGTTCCAGGAGGTTCTAGTAGAACCTGTATTTGTCCAGATTGTGGTAAAGAATTTACTATTAAGGTTTTTTCTAGACATTTAAATTCAAAACAATGTTTGAAAAATCAAAAGATAATAGAAATAGGTAGAAATAAAGGAGAATGTTTTCATTGCAAAATGGATATTTCGCTAATGACAACAAGTGCAAGAGCAAATCATACCAGATGGTGTGACAAGAATCCAAAAAGACAAGAATACGTTAACAGTTTGCAAGGTGAATCAAACCCAATGTTTGGAAAAGTTGGTTGGAAAAAAGGACTGACAAAAGAAACTGATGAAAGAATTAAACGTACGGGGCAAACTTATCATAATAGAATTAAATCGGGAGAAATTATTCCGACTTTTCTAGGAAAATCGCATTCTTTAGAAACTAAACAGAAAATTTCTGAGAAAATGAAAAAAATTAAAAATAATTAGATTTAATGGCGTGCTTGGCGAGACTCAAACTCACGACCTTCTGTTTCGAAGACAGACGTTCTATTCAACTGAACTACAAGCACATTTATTATTCTTCGTACAGTCCTTTTCTGACTTCCATCAACAGCTCGCCGAGATGATTACGACTATCTTCAAGCGCGCATCGAACACAGAAACAATTGCCCCAGAAATTGTCATGCCAGAAATTTCCTTCTATGATGAAATCATTTTTAGTTCTGAACAATCTGTCTGCCATATCTGGATTGGAAAACTTGATCTTCAGAATCTCTCGCATAACATCGAGTCTCACTTCGTCCCAGTCTTCCCGAACTTTTATTTCTTGTCCAAGTTTCTTAGCGGCTGCTGGGTTGCTGTTGTTCAAAAATGACATACGCACATGTGGGTCCAATGATTTAGCCGCTTGGTATGCGTGTTCTGCTGTCGGGTACTCAATGCCCTCGTAGAGTATCGGAACTGGCCAAAAATTGGATAACCAACGTCTTTTTCCTTTGAACTCACTAATTACTCCGCTGAACTTTTCAATTACATTCATTGTTATTTGCTCATTACTGGAGGTTCTTTCCAATGTGATAACTATCACAAAAACAACATTTGTATACACTGAAATAACAATTGTATTTTTTACTCATTGATGCTGCCGCTCTAACGGCTGATTCTCTTCTCGGATATTCTTGCTTTGGCAATCCAGTGCTCTGATTTACATGGCTATTTTGGTGAAACATTCCCCATGCGTTACCTGTCACAAAAAAATTTCTGAAAGCCCTCTCTACAGGTAATTGGTCTTTCAGTGCCAGATACACATTTCTCAATTTCATTACGAATTACCATCCAACCATTCCACCGTGTTCGATGACCAATTCGACATCATTTCTTCTGGACTTTTCAGTTCATATGTCTCGTTGTACAACAGAATAAATGCATCGAATAACCAATCAAGCATTGATTTTTCCTTGTGTTATAGTGTGTCTTCTCTTATGAGAATATTATACCAAAAAAAATTATATTTTTAAATTAATTGTAAAATAAATATATATGAAGTAATCTGAACTACAGCGAATAGTTCAGAAACTGGTGGTTAAGAAAACCAGCTGTCCTTCATAAATCAATTATACAAAAAAGGTTAAGAATCATGAATAAAAATAAAATCCCTTGCCCAGATTGTGGCAAATCAATAACTACAAATAATATTGGTAAACACCAAAATTCAAAAGTTTGTCAAAATTCAAAAATAATAAGAATTGATGAATTCTGTCAAGTGTTAAATGGTAAATATTTATGCCCTCATTGCAATAAAGAATATTCAAAAAAAGGAATAGCAACACATATTTGGAGAACTCATGGTGAAGGTCAAAACTTTACAGCAAATAACGATGGAAGAACTGCATGGAATAAAGGTTTAACTAAAAAAACTGACAACCGTGTTAAAGCAAATTCTATTGCATCATCAATAGTTTTTCAAAATCAAATTTCCAATGGTACTTATAAAAAAAGAATTAAAGGTGAAGAAGCAAGAAAAATATTGAGTGAGAGTCAATCAATAAAAAATACAGGCGGAAAATCAAAATGGTTTGAAGTAAATAATACGTTTGTACAAGGAACATGGGAAAGAGATTGTGCATTAAAATTTTGTGAATTTAATATAGAATGGAAAAAGATAAAGAAAGACATGATGACAATATATCAAATGGAAGGCAAATTAAAAAATTATACTCCAGATATTTTTATTCCGTCTTTAGATATGACTCTTGAAATAAAAGGATTTTGGTGGGGAAATGATGAAGAAAAAATGCAGTGTGTTTTAAATTCAAATCCAGAATTGGGAAATAAAATTTTTTTCGTATTCAAAAATGATTTCATTAAAATTATTAATGCAACAACAAAGGATGATATTTTAGTTATTCTTAATTCATTGACTTCTCTTAGAGATTATTTTACTAAGAGAAGTCAATCATAACTTTCACTTTAACAACTTAATGAAAGTATTATTTTGGTGCTCCCTCCTGGATTTGAACCAGGGACGCCGGGATTTTCAGTCCCGCGCTACTACCAACTGAGCTAAAGGAGCATATGACATATTTACTTACACTTACAGAGATTCGAGCTCATGATTTTCTCTTTTTGCCATGAGGTATAAAATTTAAGCTGCCTCACACACAGCTTCGGCCATTTCCTCTTTATCATCTTCCCAAGGTCCCGGACCATCAATCAGAAACCGAGGAAAATCAAAACCGGTCACATCACGCTCACACTGTTTGCAGAAGTCATGGTAGAAATCACCATAACCCATTTTGGAATCCGTATTCCCAGCCAACACCTGTCCGCAACTGCACTTACCTTCCGGATAATCTGGGTGAACCCATTTGTTCTCATCCATTGCTAGGTTTCCTTCTACGCAGACTGTGAATGATATTTGGCGCATCTGAGAAGATTTGAACTTCCAACCACAGCCTTCGCAAGACTGCTCTCTGTCCATTTGAGATACAGATGCATAAAATTATCTAATTGGATGGCCTCGCCCTGAGTCGAACTGGGATCGGTCGCTTATCATATCAAAACGCTGCTTTACCGTTAAGCTACAGGCCGACAAATTTTGGCGGAGAGGGAGGGATTCGAACCCTCGGGGCTATTACACCCGGCAGTTTTCAAGACTGCTGTTTTAAACCGCTCAACCACCTCTCCGTACTTTCAATATGGTCTCATAATACCATACTGTCCAACAAGTGTCAAGGAAAAAAATTCACTTCCTTGAAAAAATTTGGTGAGCCCACCTGGATTCGAACCTGGGACCGACCGGTTATGAGCCGGCGACTCTGACCGCTGAGCTATAGGCCCTTGCATTACATTTTGGTCCGAGAGGTGGGATTCGAACTCACGATACCACCGTTATGAGCGGTGCGCTTTGGGCCAACTAAGCTACTCCCGGATATTTTGTTTTTACTAAAAAATCTTCAACCGATACGAATGAATTTAATTTAGATATAGTAATTTTATCAACGATTGCTAAATTATTTGGAAAATTATTCCATTTTGCTTCATCTCGTTCAGTCTTGTATCCTTTTACTTCAATATAAAAATTAAGTGATGGTATAAAAAAATCAGGGAAATATGTTCTTGTACTACCACTCCATTCATATGGAAATCCTGATGATTCATATTCCCATCGAATATTTTGTGAATCCAACCATATTGCTAATTTTAATTCCCACTGTCCTTTCAACATTATACCATCGTATTCAATATTTTTTACTCTACCACAAACATTATTTTTCGTGTATGAATCATTATGCTGTTCAACTTTTTGTTTCATTATTTCTGAATGTGCTTTTTTTCGTTCTTCTGTCCAAAATACTTTATTAAATTTTATTGCTGCTTCAGAATTTTTTTGTCTTGTTTCTTCCGAAATTACTGGAAGTGGTAAACCATTTTCTCTAGCTTTTATAAATTGATTAGTTCCCGCATGTCCTTTTCTTTTGGACATTGCATCATACCATTTTTGTGTTTTTGATGACATAACACTATCTGTATTTTGTTTACATAATCTTTCGTGATTTATAAGAGAATTATGATTTTTACATACTTTATCACAAAATTTACAGTTCATAATAGTATTCTTTTTATTAATTGATATACTATTATTTTACAAAAATATATGAATTATTTTGATATTCGTATATAAAAGAAGCGTGAGAATGCAAAACCTGAAAAGGATACTCGATCGTTTGATACTTTATCATTAGATACTTTCATTGGTTTTGCCCTTGTGAATGGTCTACTTTGATTTATTTATACTTCATTATACAATTTTTTTTGAAGTTCTGGGAAATTATTTCCCGGCCTCCTCTTTTTCCTTCGCGATCTTCACCAACTGCCCAGCATACTTCATCATGGACTTCCGCACTGCTGCCATCTGCTTCGGAGAAAGGGTGCGACCAGCCAGAATCACTTTGGCCATCTTGGTGAGAAAGTCCGCATCAAATGCGGAGAATCCAACCTTGTTGTGGTCTTGGGTGGATTCGGTATTTTGTTCAGAAGCAGTCTGCCGGGCATAGATCGCCGACAGTCCGCGAGTAAGCCACCGATCATCAGTTCCAAGCTTATCTTTGACAAAGGCAACCCGTGCTGCATTGCTGGTCATTTCTTGGAAGGTGCTCATAGGTAGAATCTCCTCATCTGTTTGTCTCAACCAATGGGAAGAGTATACCAAACTTCGGGCAGGGTGTCAAGAAAAAAATTGCCCTCTTGGCATTTTTTTTATGAATAACTTAGATCATCAAAATGAATGGAAGGACGGTCGGGTTTCCATTTTTTTTATGAATAACTTAGATCATCAAAATGAATTTG